CTGCTGCTGGTGATCGTGGTGATCTTTCAAAACTTTCCGCGTTCATTTACAAGCGAGGATCTTATTGTCAGGGAGAATTTGAGGCAAAAGCTTCTAAGAGACCAGGCCCGAAGTCCCTTTTGGACAGGGCTTCGTGATTCAACCAAGGCTCTTGTTGTGAGGTCCAAGCCGATTCCTGAAGAAGAAGTGATCGAAGCTATTGTTGAGGATTTCAATCAAATGCGCAAGTTTCTTTTGAAAACGTTTGGAAACGTTCGAAAACGTTTGAAAATATTTGAACTAGCAGCGCCTATAATAGAGGCTATAAAACTTCTTTCATCGGAAGTTACGTTTTTTGATTCGCTATTAATTGTAGACAACCCTGACAGTCTTTTAATCTCTCCGGAAATGTTTGGTGATTTATCGTAAACTGACGTGGGATCCAATCCTTGTCTTGAAAAGAGAGATCTAAGGGCCATCTTTTGAAAATCACCCTTCATCGCTCCGTTGTCAAATGTTTGTCTCGACCTAAAGACGGGAGAATTTTTGTTCTGGAGCTCCATGTCTTTCTTCGACTTAAGAGTTGCTGAAAATTTCTCATCTAAAATTTTTTGAGAATTTTCCCTGCTTAGACTCTTAATCCTCGAGGCCTTGGAATTGTTTAGGACGGATGTAATATCGGATCTTTTAGTTCTCTTTGTTATCTTTTCGATCGATCTTTTCTTGTCCTTTATCTCGGGATTTCTCTTCCTAATATTTCTGATAAGATCCCTAGGATTAGATACCCTTCTATTTGCGTTATCCTTGAATGGACTTCTCTCGGGATCTGGTTTTCGAGACGTCACCCTTATCTCAACCGTGGAGATTTCCTCCTTAATCGCCCTAATAATATCGACGTCATAATCGAAAGAATATGTAATAACTCCCTTGCTTGAGTCAATATCGACAATTCTCGAGAACTCCGGAGGAACCGTTATTATTCCTGTCTTGTTTTTAATAACTGCTTTCATGAATTACTCAAAAATTAAGGTGAATAAGTTAACGAACGTGTGAGAGCCAAAACTATCAACAAAGACTTTTCCTACGAAAAATACCCGCTTTATAATATTGTCATCTAAAAATTCTCCAAAATCTATAGCATCAAGTTTAAGTAACGAATCGTATCTTTGATCGAAAAACTGAATAGATAAGTTATTTTCCGGTGAGGTCCTGGAGAACGAAACTTGTCTGGAATCTCTTCCCGACAGATCCATCTCCAATTGAGAAAAACTTAGTATCTCACCCTGCGACAGATTATCGAAATCTCCTATCTGGCTTCTTGATCTAGAAGATCCTGACTTGTTGACGGGTGGCATGAACTTAAAATTGGGTATTCTTGATAGTCGTTTGTCGTAAAAAAGGCTTTCTATCTCATCGATCGAAGCTTTCTTTGTTTCATTCTCCGGAATTGGAGATTTATTGGTCATCTGGAACGTAAGCTTGTCGGGTCCCACGATCAAGATATTGTCGATGTTATCCTTGGACCTATCAATCGTGGATATCATCTGGAGATTTTTTAAATTCTGCAGGGATCCACTCATAAGTAGACCCGACATACTAGCGAAGGCTGAACCCGTGACAACTGTCGCAAAATCTGTCGATGAAGATAGAATCTTTCCGGCAACAGATTCGACTCCTAGCGTTGATCTAAAAGGCTTTAATAGACCCGAATCATCAGCCTCAAAGGTTATCATATCTTGTGGCAAGTTGCTTATCGCTTCAAGATAAATTCTAGCAGATGCATCAGCAGAGCCGCTGGCAACGTCTCCCTTATAATAGGCATCGGAGTCAGTAAACGAGAAAAACTTAATATCGAAGTCACCGGAAGCCATCTGTTGTCGACCCTGTTGGGTGACAACTGTATCCATTATTCGTTCCTTGCTGTTTAATATTCCGGCCATCTTCTGATCCTAATATAAGTATCCCTACGATACGATTGCTCTATCCTGTACTCGTCGCCAGGTCGCCCCGTCTGAAAATGCCATGGTAGATCCTCCAGATTCATCAGAAACATAGATTAATCCGCCTGGGATTGCCGCAGAAGGAAGTGTTGCCGACGTGTATGGGTGACAGTAATGAATAGATCCGCTGATGTTTCCGTTAACTGTTAGCGCCTCTGTTGGATTGTCTGTTCCAATCCCCACATAACCGGTATCACCTTTAATTCGAACTCTTTCGACAAGACCTGAAGCTGCTGCCGGTTGAGTATTGATTGCGATATCTGCGGTTGCCAACGATCCAGTTCGAACGGCCATTATACTAGCATTATCGAATGTATCTGTCGTCGAATTCGTAAAGATAATCCCTGTACCGGTTCCAGCAGCTACAGCATCATTTTGTAATCTTAAAGCTGCTAATTCAGCGCTTCCGGAAGTCGCCTTGACGTGAAGAACGTTAGAAGGAGAATCAGTACCAATTCCAGCTGTTCCTCCTACTGTGATATTGGATCCAGAGAGGGTTCCTCCAAAATAAATGTCATTCCAGTTATAATTGCCTGATCCTAAATCATACCCTTTATTGGTGTACGGGGTAACACCTCCAGTTCTCCAGACAGCCTCTTTAGTTCCCTGGACGACCTCGAGAACAACTCCTGATTCTAGGGTCCTTCCGCTATTTGTTGCGCCAGAAAATGAATATGAAGGTGCAGAATTTGATCCGTTTTGCATCAGGACTTGGACACTTCCTGAGATGCTTCCTACAACTGTCAGAGCTTCAGTCGGTGTTGTTGTCCCGATTCCAACATTGTTCGTTGCATCATCGAGGGTCATGATAACATGACCAGCATCATCAATGAACTTCATCTTATCACTATCGTCAGAATCCTGGAAAATTGCCCAATCGACATTAGTCTGTTCGTTCCTAAAAATTAGGGCGCCGCCTTCACTTGTCGTGTCGTCTCCTCCAATAATTCTAAGATGTCTTGTGCCAGCATTTAAACCAGATATGCCTCCCGTACCTGTTCCTGTCAAAACTCTTCCAGAGGAACCCTTATTAAGATCTATGTCTCCAGATCCAGATATGTTTCCCTCTACAACAAGTGCCTCTGTCGGAATACTATTTCCGATTCCAACAAACGATGATGTTGTTACAGTAAGTACATTTCTCCATCCTGGACCAGTCTGGAATGATCCCACATTTAGGGATTTTAGAGAGCTGTCCATGTAGAGCGTATGCGATTCACCATTAGTGGACGGATCAGAGAAGTTAAGACCTGCAGTAGATCCAGCTGCAGAACCTGTATGTGACAGAGTTATAGGCCCCTTAACATCAAGTGTCGTCTGCGGGTTGTTTCTATTAATTCCAACATTTCCATTAGAATCGATCACCATTCGATCGGCGCCTACGGATGAATCCCTAAGTCTAAAACCTGAGTTTGGAATCGTCGAAGAATCGTTAGCGATCAGGTGCCACTGTCTTCCTCCGTAAAGATCAATAATTGCATCACTTGAAGTGTCTCCTTGACGAACCCTAAGAACAGTATCTCCAGAACCTTCCCGGACCTCGAGTGGTGCGCCGGGGGAAGATGCTCCTCCACCTATTCCAACAGTTCCTCCTACTGTGATATTAGAACCAGACAAGGTTCCATTATAAAATATATCATTAAACTCTTGACCAGTTTTTCCTAAATTAAATGTATTTCCTACTGCGGGAGAGTAATTATTAAATTGCCATGCGCTTCTGACAGCACCCGCTGAAGAATGGCCTATAGTTCCTACACCTGCACTATAAAATCCCTTGTTATTCTCCACCCCGAAAGTGTATGTTGGAACAGCTGCTGAACCGTCTGAACCTGAGATTTGTCCTGAAACAAATATATTTGCCCACCTGTATGTTGCAGCTCCTAGATTAAAACTATTATCCGATCCCGGAAGAATCTGTTGATATGCCCATGTTGATCCGTTTCCAATTCCAAATTTTAGAGCTCCCCCTATAGAGAAACCTATGAAATTTGCTGTTGGAAGATACATTCCTGTATTGCTCTGAGAGCCGAATGTGTAGGTTGGTGCCCCAACAGAACCGTCTGAACCTGAAATTTGTCCATCTAAATAGATATTATTCCATCTTTTTGTCGTTGCTCCTAGATTATCAGCTCCATCAGCATCTGATCCGAAGTACGATGGGTGGAACTTATAATTGCTTGCTCCAGCAAGAGCAACCATAATAGAGTTTACACCGTTCCAGTAGAAACCTGAATCATTTGTTGTTCCAAAAGTATATGTCGGGGCTGCAGCAGAACCGTCTGAACCTGTGATTTGTCCGGAAATGAAGACATCATTAAATCTAAGGTTCCAAGCACCTAAATTAACCCCCGTATCAGCATTTGGGGTGAAGGCTGTAGTCTTAAATCTAAACTTTGCTCCTCCAGCATTTGAAACGTATATGGTATCAGCATCAGAAACCCCAAGAGAGAAGAATCCAGTATTTGAATCCGGCATGAAGGTATAGGAGGGATTAGCAGCAGATCCAACACCTGCAAATATTTGACCGCTTCCAGATATGTTTCCTTCGACGGTCAGCGGTTCCGGTGGAACGCCTTCCGCTCCTATGTGAACTGACGCTGTTGTGTAGATATTATCGATTGAGGATAACTGCCAATACGCTCCTGCTCCTCCTCCTGAGGCGACATCGACGTATGTCTTCGTGGCTGCGTCCTGGTTGTTAACGGGATCCTTAAGGTCAGTTATACCATAGGCAGTCATGGAAAGTGTTCCAGACGCAAACGTGGATCCGCTTAGATAGGCTGGACCCTTGACCCTGAACCCTTTCTGGAATCTACTGTCATCCATTCCGACCTGGAATTCGTTAGGAACGACAACAAGGGAGGTGTTCCCATCAACGTCTCGGACGGTTACTAAAGATGCCTTTTGGGCTTCCTGGACCTTTACGATCGCCACACTAAATTACCTCTACGGTAGAAGCTGCCGCGTAATTCCTATTTCGAGCCTGATCATCGATATAAGGAACAGATGATGTGGCTTCAAAACTAACATTTGACGACTGATCAGTGAAATCATTGACAGCTGTATCAGCGGTCAAAAATATGATCTGGACTGGAGAGTCTGTCACCTCAGATCCACCCTTGAACACCTTTGTATCTAATCTCTGCTCTAAAAGATCCCTAAATTGACCGTATTTATCTCGCCTGAAGTATGCTTTTGTCTGGATATTCGTGACACCAGCAAGACCATATTTCCATCCTCTGATCGGGCCCAATGAAGCCTTTTTTCCTTGTCCGCCCCAAATGGTACTTCCGGTCGTTATCATCGGAACAGAGCCGGTTGGTCCCGTACCAACTCCATAAATAAATTTATTAATCTCATCGAGATTAAAATATCTGTCCTGGTCGTGGCCTCCGTAACCAACGTAATTATTGTCTCTCAAGAATGCCACTGTTGCTAATTTTTGTCCAATATTAGAACCGAGAGATCCAGTTATGGTCGGTTTATTTCTAAGGATAGACCTCTTAAGATCACCGTACCTAGGCTCAAAAGGATAACTAAATTGCCAGACATCATTATAGTGTGTAGGAACAGAATCAGATTTTCCCAAAAGAAGCAGGAATTCCTTCGTTCCACCAGCATCAACAGCAACCTTTCCATCTCTACCCCAGACATCTACGGGATTTGGCGGAACCGAATCGAAGAATCTCTCACTTGGATCGTTTGTCTGAACTGCCCTTATGAAACCTGGCTTATCAGGGGGTAATCCGAATGGAACTGATATCCCTGGTCCGTCACCTGACCATTGTTCGTTAAGTCCATTAACCCTTGATCCGACGATCTGTCTATTCGTCGTCGTCGACGTATCCGTTATCGATCCCGTTACCACCTCGTCATAAAAAGATCCAGAAAATAGTTTTCTATCCTCGATATCGAACTGATCGATAACAGGATTATCGTAGTGAAGCGATTCCCTTATTGCATCGGAAGCTAGAGGCTGATTTAAGGTATCATGAAACTCAACTCCGTCCCTAATTTGAGATCCGAAAAGTGTTAATGAAGCTTCACCGGAATTCATCTGAAGGAATGACCCTGTCAGAACCTCGTAGGGTGACTGCGTTCCACCAGAACCGGAGAATATGTGCGGAATGGCGGCATCAACCCCTATGATTAGTTCATCTCCCGGCATTAGAATATACGGGGAGACAACACCGTTGGAAGAGCTAACATCTGTCAGGACGGTTCCTAGGAACGTATTGGCCCCAGGTGGCTTATCTGTTCCTCCCAGGGAGGATACTAGAGTTCTACTATCCACCTTTTCTATCGGTAGAAGAGAGCCACTATTATCGTAGATGCCGTTAATTCCAACAACGCTCGCCCTGGTGGCATTATACGCCGTAGATATACCGTCTTTTCCTGAAAATCCCGAAGACTTGTCAAAAAATGGCTCTGCTCCAGTTCCTCCTGGCCAATAGTGTTGGATCGCTGTCCTGTTAGTACTGGCATTACTCTGATCGAACATCCAGTTAAATCCTGGGAATTTTTTATTGGCTATTGCAGATTCCATCCTGAGGATTATCGAGCCCGTATAGGATCCGGTCTCATATGTGGGAGAATCCGGATTATAGGTCATTCCAAAATTATAGGAAAATCCCGGGGTGTTGAAGATCTTCACCTGATCTGTGCTAACAAGACTTCCAAATGATGCCGAATTATAGAATACAGCAGAAGAGGATGCTATTAGGAATCTTTGACTGCTGGTTACATCACCCTGTGAGTCGATGATCCTCGCAGAGTGTGACTGTCTATATAGAAAGAAGACGTAATTATCAAATATCTTTCCTTGAGAGTAGCCGCCCGCGTCGTGTACCCTTCTAGCAATAACAGGAATTTCGATTACGGCTTTTTCAAGAGCGAAAGGTCGATCTATCAAGTTAGACATCTTAAATGTGTTACTAGACGTAGCGTGATATTTCGTGGAAAAGGGTGCCATCGATAGAATGGTAGGATACCCCATATTCTTGTACCCTAGCTTCTCATATGTCTCGACGATTTCTGCTCCCGTATCTAGGGTTGCAAGAAAACCTGCAGAGTTTTGAATAGTTCCATATCCTACCTCTGGCATAAACTGCGAAGGATATAGATTAGTTCCGGACGGAGGGACCGCAAACGATCCTGAGTGGACGGCATAGTCGTAATTTGTCGCGGTATTCGTTATCGGATCGGTTGAACCGTACTGATCCCACGATTGACTAACGAAATTGTAGTAGCAAAATCCAGTTAGATCCCGGCCGGCAAATTCTGTTCCGGCGGCGGCTCTAATCGATGGGCTTCTAGCGATAATTTGTCCTGTGCTAGAGGAAATATTTAGTCGTAACTGTGTCTTGCTCCAGAGAGGTGATGTGAAACCTGATATATTCTCTAGCTTGGATCCGGTACTATAAAAATTATCTGCCCTATCGATCCTTATCCTCGTATCATCGAAGGGCAAAAGATCCTCAGATTTTGAAAATCTAACATTGACGTCACATATACCGGGTCGAACATTTCCGACAGCAAAAATCGAAGCGCTTACGCTTGATGAAGTAATAAGAATTCCATAGTGTGGGGAAGATATCGGTAAATTCTCACCCACATTAATGCTTTGACTGACGAAATTAATGGTCTTGGTGTCATCGTAATTGACAGAGAATCTTCCTGTTCTGGATACATCACCGATTCTTGAAATTGTGGGATAACTCATATCTCAGAATCTCTCGATCTCAATATACTACTGATATTGTTCGTTGAAATAATTCCTGATCTAGCCGTAAAATCAATTATTCCGTATCTATAGGCATCAACGATGGTATCAACATCATACTGGGTTAGCTGAGTGTTCCAGGCTGCGAATTCTGCTATCTGACCGTTTGATTTAACGTGTATTGCTCTAGAGTCTAGATAATTTCCAATTCCTAGTGGACCTGTCGACTCTATGAAACTTGTAAACCCTGCATCGGTGCTACCCGAGGCCACGACGGTGGCGTCGAAGCCGTTGATGTATATCTTGGATCCAGAATGATCGGTTGCGCCGTCGTAGACAAATGTTATGTTGGTCCAATAGGATCCCGTGTTAAAGATGTGCCACGAATTATCATTAGAGAAATCTGCCGCCTGGACCCGAAGAAATTTGTTATTGGTCTGATCGTATAGCTGCATCTCTAAAGCATCTGGATTTCCTGGTGTAAATTTCGCTTGCTCAACAGGATCAGCACCCTGGATCCCTGATCCGTTTGCTACGAAGGTCATCCCCCACTGAAACTGATCGTAGCCCATCGATATGATATTCGCAAGACCCAAAACGCTAGCGATATCAAAAATATCGGTCTTGATGAAGAACGACAACGAGAAAGGTGTGTTCGATCCTGTCGTAACAAACGACAACGGTCCTGCAGATCCTGATGGGATTCCTATTGCAGGAAGAACCGATCCACTTGAAACTCCCGCATTGGGGTGGTTAAGCGAAGGAACCTTAGATTTATATGGATCGTACTCAGATCCGTACGTATCTAGGAACGGAGTATTTGTAGTAGATAGGGTAGGAACGTAACTAGATGATATTGTAAAATTATTGACAGACAAATCCCGGGCCTTATGCTGTCGTGTGTCATCGAATCTTATATGAGCAACAAGATTCGATGACTTATTATACGAATAGCCTCGTCGAGTCCTAAATGTCTTAGAAAGATCAGGAACCCCCATCCTATCTCTGAAAAATTTAGGCATTAAATTTTCCTCCATAGGTCAAAGAATCAGTTCCATCGAAGTTGTTATCATATGTCCAGCCAGAAGTTGAAGATATTGTTCCTGCAGGTCTCATGTCGTAATCGGTAGGATTCATATCTAGAATAGCAGATATCATATCCTGTCCTGTCAGGGTACTTCCTGTCCCCCTATCTTTCACGATAGAATTTTTTCTTGTCTGTTCAATGTCACTAAAAGGATGAATAGATCCCGTGACTCCGGAGACCTGATAATTCTTAGAAATGTTTCCCGCCAACACATCCTGTGAATCAAAGAATTGCTCAGCAACGACAGGCGGTTTGATTTCGATGAATTGAGATATCATAAACGATCGACCATCTCTTGTCTGTCCTGCATTCTGATATGAACCCTTAACGGTATTGTCCCATCTTATCTGATCATTGCTGGAAGTTATATACTTTAGCTTTCTGTCAGATATCCTGAACGGCTCTATGAATCCGTCTGATCTATCAGCATTTCTATAGTTTGAACTGTCTATCTCCTCCGGAAAAACCCTTTTAGAGGATGACATATATGTCAAAGGCTGATTAAATGAATGACCAAAATCGACATAGGGTTGACTTCTATCAAAAGGAGATGGTTGACCAAACGTTATATTGTCATATGGTCCAGAATCTATTCCTCGCATCGTAGCCCTTAAGACTCTAGCCCTGTCCTGATCTGATCTTATCTCATTTCCTTCTCGTAGATGATCTACAGCCCTAGTATCTATTCCGCTAGAAACAGGCTGAGTTGTCGTCCTTATGACGGGTTGCTCTACGTATGGTGTAATTGTCATTTCTAGGAATTCCTAGTATTTCCTTCAAATGTCGCTATAGATACGGCATTGTCTGATGTGTTTCTATTGTTTGGGGCGACGTATATATCGCTTGATAAGTATTCGAATTTGGACCTTTCTAAGACGTGAGGCTCTACAACAAAATTAACTCCCATAAATTTTGTCTTCCTAGGAATTAGCTGTTCTATTATGGAACCCATCGACAAGTCAAACCACTTAAAAAACTCAAAAAATGATTTCAGATTAATCTTATCTGTCAATCGATTGAAGTAAATATTTCTCAAATTATCTAAATCGGGATAATCGGGAGAATACATTAAACTAGGATCTCCCAGGGCGCTATCCAAGGCATCAAGAGAAGAAAATATTGACATGATATCCTGGTTAAGAGCATCCGTTACGGAAAAGTCTATAGAAAATCTAGGATCGTCATCAGGAGATTTCTCCTTAGATATCTCATAAACGGGAGCAGTTTCAGCATACTGGGATTCATCTGTCAGGTTCTTAGATAGATACCCACGTGATCTAACCTTTACATCTGTCACCCCCTCGTCGAATTTAGACGATATATATCCAAATCTAAATTCTTCGGGCTTGATAACACGAGTAGATGACTCGAAACCGGATCCGGTCATATAGATATTATTTTGTGAAAAATCTGTCAAATGAATTTGTCCAGAAGCATTCGATTCTGTAACAAACTGATCTGTCGATATATCCATCCTAATTCTCTCGGCAGAACCTGTCTTATTTGTAACAAAATTAAATTTCGTTAACGGATCCACCACCCCGAGAGATCTATAATTTCTAACGTGTTCTTTCCATTCGTCCTCCAGGAGGCCTTTGTTCCAGAATCTTATGTGTCCTACCTTTCCTGTGAACCTCGATTCAAAGAAGCCCGTATCTGGACCGAAACCGGCAGAGGATGACGGGCTACTTAATGCTACATCGTAAGTTGCATTAGAATCTGAATTACCTCTACTCTGGGAACCAATAATGATGGTCTGGTGAATGCTCTCTGAATTTCCGGGGCTGTTATATAGATAATATGGATTGATTGTCGAAGCTACATCTCCTCGATTAAAAAAGCTACTCGTTGTATACGACTCTATTATCTTTCCTGACGCCTGTCTAGCGGCTCGTAAAAAGAACGAAGACGAAAGTTGCGGCTCGGAAAAGATAGCAGGATCGTCATCCCTAAATCTTCCCCACGATATATTCCACTTGTTCCCGTCAAAAATATTAACTCCTGTCAAAACCATACTATTGACGGGTGCGCTTGATATAGACGTCCCAATTGAAGTACCTGACCTATCGTAAAGAGCAACCGATGACGAGGCAGTAGATGACCCAGAATAAGCGACTAAATTACCCAGAGTCGCCCAGGAGCCTTCAAGCCCAGGAAAGTCAGGAATTAAAAGAGTAGACCTGCACAAACTCTCCGTCGGGAGATGTCGATTTGATGTATCATACTTATAGATTCCCTCATACGTAAAAGATCCACTAAATAGATGTCGATCGTTATTATTAGCTAAATTTCCGTGATAGGGAAATCCAAAAATATAAGGTGTTCCAAGCGATTTAGATTCGTAAAGAAGCGGTTGGGACACTAAACTCGGCAAATCCGTGGAAATTCCATAAGAAGCGGTTACTCCAGACGTCGTTCCTAGAGTCCCAGAAAAATCAATTAACGTCGACGTTTCAACCCTATTCTCCCTAGAATTTGATAACTTTCTCTTGGTTGGACCACCTAGTTCCCGAAATCTCATATTTGAATCTGGATTGATTCCTGCCGCCCTAATTAATGACTTGATCGAGTGTATCGTACCCTTGGACCTGACAATCTCTCCGACATTCGTTAAAATTCTTCTCCAAATTTGATTCTGAACATACGACAATGAATTATCTGATATTCCATAATCTGTTCCCATATTAGATCTGTCGATGAATTGATCGATCGAGGAATCCCTAAAAAAGTTTGGTAATTCAAATCCAAGATTCCTAGAAAGAAAAGGTAGAAATTGATCTGGAACTGTATCATCATTGTCGTAATCTACACTTTTTAGACGTCCAAAGGCGTCAATATTCATCTTGATCTCATCAAAATGTTTCGCCCAGACATACAAGAAGGTAGAAAGTAGCTGTGCTGTTCCCAGTTGTCCCGAGCCCGGTATGCCAGTTGCAGTATACGAATCTCCAATTGTTCCTTCTTCTGTGGTCAACGATTCGAAAGATTGTCCCTCTAGGAAATAGTGGGAGGGAACCAATCTCGTTATCAAATTAGGATTGGCCAAATCGTAATTGCTGGCTGAGGTTAGAAGATCTGTATTTAGGGTTACGATATCTGTGTGAGAAGGATACAAAACGGGATTATATTCTAATTTCTCGCTTGTAAGAGGAGATGATATAGATCCCGTGACCCGAAGAGATGATGTAAAATTTTGTATCGTTCCGTGAAGTGAATTTCCGGAACTATCAAGGACAGTGGAATTAACAGCAGAAGTAGACCCTACGGTTACTGGTTCGTTAAACTTCAGGTACAGCTTTAAACTATCATCTGAAAAGATTCCCGTTTTGGCCCATCTCTTTTGTTCGTCTATCGGTCTCAAATCATGAAAGACCCTAAATTCATCAATCGAGCCCGACAATGTCGATGTTGGTAAAATGGTACCAGCAGCTGATCCCGTTCCCATTAATAAACTAGATGTAGAGAAGTAAAAATCTCCCATCTCCTGAGAAGCTCCTGTAGACTTGAGAACGTAATCAACATATAATTTTGAATTGTGTTGGCCAGAAGTTCTGTCGTAAGAGCAAACAATATGATTAAATTTGTTCTTGAATAGTGTCGTAGAAGTAGCTGATGAAAAATTTGTGGTTGATGTCGATCCTGAGGAAGCTGCAAAAAGAACAGTATAATTGGGTGACACTAAGGAGGACGATATCCAACAAGCCAATCCATTAACGCCGTTTAGCTTATTGAAGACATATTGAACTCCTGACGATCCGGTGGGAATCCTCAGATCAAATTCGAAAGATATTGACCCGGTCGAGGGATCTAAAATACCTTTCCCAGTTGCATTTCTGGAAAGAGACGGGTAAGAAGAACCAGCAGAGTCTTTAACCTCTACGTATGATCCATTATCAAAATTAAGATATCCCACATTTTTTGGAAAGGAATCTAGAACGTACTTTTCAAATCCTGATAACTCATCTAAAAATCTTTCAACTTCTTTTCTTGTCCCATCGAAGGGATACTCATTGATGATCTTGTTGAATGCAACATTAACGTTAACCTCTGCGGAACTAAAAAACGTATGATTCTCAAACTTAGAAAAATCTACAGGAATTTGCTGTGTTGATTTTATTCCTGTTCCAGGAGGATCATATCTAAAGGACGACGTACTCTCCACATTTGAATCAAGATTGTCGCTAAGAGACTTTTTAATTACGTGGGAAGTATCGTTTATTAGCTGATTGAATGACGCGGGTGTGAAGAGACCTGGTCTAGAAAAATCTCTAATTTTTTTGGAATTCATTAGATCTCCACTCTAAATCTCGCACCGGCATCGTCAAATATCATTTCTTGGCCCTGTTCCTTGACCATAAATTCTATCTCGTAAACTTCCCCAACATCAAGATCTGACATATATAGTTCAAAAAACATTCCATCAGAATCTGTTGACAATAAAGTCGAATTATACGTATCATCAAACGGAATAACGATATCTTTGGTCTTATAGTCCCTTATCCTATAATACATGTTTCTCAATATTTTGCTTTTTCTCTCAAACGGAACTTTTCTAAGGGTTGGACCCGTCTCTGGATCGAAAACGTGAACTCTAAATCTGGCTTTTTGACTTGACTTATACACAGACTGATTATTTGATACTGATACGTAGTAATCTCGAGTATACTCCTCGAAAGAATTTCTAGTTATAGCGTTAATCGTAATTGTATCTGATAGAAAATCTACCGTCTCATCAAGAGATGACCATCTTCTAGCAAAAACAAGGGAACCAGAAACCTTAACGTGATCTGATAGTGTTGTCGTTCCAGAGACAATAGATGAATCGCTCGAAGGTATTACAAATGTTGCGCTATAGCTTCCTGACTTAGGATCTAATCCCACGGATCGCTGTGAAGCTGACGATGTTAGAGAATATGATCCTGTCGACAAAAGCAGTCGCAAAGAATTACTTCCCGTTATCTGGGTCAGAGAGGAACCCGAAACCAAATTTGACAGTACTCCTCGATGAGAATTTTCCAAAATCAAGGATCCAGATAGATCGAAGAATAGATTTTCTGTATCCTCATTAACAGAATCGTCAAATCTAACAATTAATCTAGGTCTTAGCCTCGACGACGTTACGTGTCGTGAAGCAAATCTCTTAATAAAGTATGTTTGTGTATCTGTCTCTAGGGCACCAGAAAGAGATATTCTAAATCCAAAATCAGGAATCTGTCCTGCCAGGACCCCCGATATCACGGGTGTTACATCAATAGATAGATTTTCGTCTCCATTAGTGAATGTCTGCTCCTTGAACAGGTTGACTGTTCCATTTCCGTCATTTAGATCTCCTGTACTAATGATGTCAATGGAGGTCGCTCCCAGGGCACCAGCAGCATCTGATCCAGTAATATTCCACGGAATAGGTGATCCTCCTGAGTGGGATGCAGTTATAAAATTGGCTGCATCAATATCATCATATGACGTTAGTCTTCCTATCCCCTCGTCGAAAGACTGCGATAGCGGGAAAACTATCATCTTAAAATTCTCAGGTTTGGGCTGTCCGTGAGAAATATCATACATTACAAGATCACACTTGAACGAGGAATCGTTGATATTGACATAGCTGCTAGTAAGAGCCCGGATCGGGTTGAGATCGAAGTGAATTAGGCCCCTAGATACCTCTATGACACCACTCGACGTCCCGGGAAGAGTTGACTCCTCATACAGCTTAAAAATATCAATGGTCCCGGCGCGACCTGTGTTGGCGTCGGTTGCTCTAAAATTATTTCTAATGACCCTATTCGTTATGTAGGTGTCCTTGTCTGCCGATAATTTTCTATACATTATAGGACACTCCCCACTATATCATTATCAGGATATCTTACCTCAAAAATTGATCCAGGAGGTCCGATTAAAAATCCCTTCCTCGTATTTGAATCGACATCAAATCTAACATCACTATAAGATCTCCCCGATATTACTCCTGATCTGGAAGATATTTTTAAGTCAACGACAGATGATACTCCGGTCTCATTATATATTAGATTTCTAATATCATCGATCATAATCGGCTGATCGATCTGAAAATTTTCTATCTTGAAATATTTCTTAATTTTAGATAGTATTTTCTGGTTGAGAGAAACTTTATTAGAATTAATGTCGGAAGTTATCTTAAACTCTATTAAAAGATTAATAACTGGAGCATCAACGATATCTATCGCATCTGATATCATTCTGAACTGGTTTAGATAAACCTCCAAATTTTGCTTGAGAGTATCAGGTGAAGTTACTAAATTTTTATTCTGATCTCTGCTAATAACGAATAGTTGGGTTGCTAGAGGATTTTCAGGATTGGATCTGATACCCGCCCTAAAAACTCTTCCAAAATTTGATGGCATTGTATATACCCTAGAAAGTAGATCCGGCTTGGTTACAATTCTAGATTGTGCATTCTTAGATGAGAAAATTTGAGATCTTAACTCATCGATAGTTTGAGGATCTTCTCCGCCTTGAGCTGGAGATCTATTAATAACATCGACTGACTTCCTGATTGAGGAAGCCTCGGAACTAGATATTCCAGAGTTAAACGAGATATTGAGATCTGTTACCGCTCTAATTGTTTCCGATCCGACATTGTGTCTTAATCCTCCGCCATATCGATAGTTGATGTTAACTGTTGTTCCTTTTGGAGATATCCCGAGAGTGCTCGTATTGAGCATATTGTTGGGATCAATTGAAAATCGACTAAATGTCTTCTTTCCATATAGCGGAATAGAAAATTCACTGGGGTCTGGAATGATATCGTCGTCGATGGTATCAGCATTTCCTGATCCGAACTGTATAGACGTCAATCTAGTACCTACATCAAATAGTCTCACATATCTTCTGGGTGCAGGGATAATCTCTATCGTCTCATCGACTAAATAGTTATCAGAATTTGGACTTGGGACACCTTTATAAACGACATCCTGAACTAGTGAATCTACTTCGTAAAATTCGTCGCCGTTAGAATCAGTAACAGATATAATTTCCGTTATATCTTCTTTTGATAAGACCAATTTTCTAAATGGTTTGTGTACATTTTCTATCTCAAAAGACTCGGTTATAGATTCCCCAGATACACACTGTCCCGTCATAGAAAGTATAAACGTTAAAGGGAATCCGTTCGCATCTGTGTCTGAGACTATTTTTGTAGCAACCAAATTTCCTAGAGGATCTGTCTTAGAAAAATCAAGATCCGACGTTAGGGAAAATTCTATACCGCTATTAGACTTAACGATAGTTCCTGTCTTAATTGTGGGCAAAGATGTTGGATCGGGAATATATCCGTTTGATGTATTCGAAGACCTAGACACCTTAATTAAAAATTCTACATCGACGACAGCGGGTGTTCTTCCGAATACCTTAATTCCTGCAGAGTTCAAATGTGACTGTATATTCTTATTCTCGACCGCAAAAACAGGATCTAACTCATTAAACTGGTGATCTAAATAGTGAGACATAGAATCACCAATAAATGAGGCAAAATCTAACAATAATCCCCCCATAGAAGCCTCTGAAAAATCTTTTATCTTGTCGGGGAAAAATACCCGCGCATATTCTAATAGTTCCGCGCGGAATCCGTCAAAATCTTTTGCGAGATAATTCCTATTCTTGTAGGGTTTTACTATTTTTTTTGAACTAATTGGCAATTCATCCTCCCGCAAAGATCACTATCTGAAGACCCTCTTTCTCAATGTTGAGTTCTGGGATGTTGTATATTATTTTAATGAGAATCTTTCCAGTATGCTCATTATTGTCATTATCGATTGACGACTCAAATGTTTCTAGATCGATATAGGGTAAATATTTTGACACTGTGCTCTTTATTCTACTAATTGCTTCAAAATCAAAATCTTCTTTTGTATTAGAAGTTACTTCATTTGCGAGTTCTAAAAGATTGGCACCAAAATCATAAAAGCCGAGCCTCTCGCCCGAATTTGTCAGAATTAAATTTTTAAGATTGTCACGAATCTGTTCTTTTAGATCATAATTCATGGAAAAAATTCCATCTGAATCGTTACCCAGGCGAAGAGGGGTTTTTATTCCTATGGGAGATACAGATCTCTGACTATTGTTCCTGCTGACGGTGTCAGAATTTAACTCTCCAGCACTTTTGAAACTTATCTCTGTCATTTTTCCTCAAAAGATCATCAATAATTATCAATTTAGGAAATACTCTATCTTAATTTTGATCTTCTAATTTCTTCCGGTCTAACAGAGTTAGAAGATTCTGTATTCACTAGATCAATTTGCGCTTCACTTACGAACTCAAAAATTAGTTGTGCCAACTTTTCTGACATATTCCTCGTGGTTGATTCTATTCTGACCCTATCATCTGAATCGGGTATTTCCTTTAGATCGGGCAGAAATATTTCGAACAGTCCATCTTCTAATTTTTTCTTACTTAGCATTATTCACCAAAAATTCTATCTGATCTGGCATCAGGTATTTTGGACTTACTCGTCTCAATCTTGGCCTTCATCGACCCTACGTTAGGAAGAAAATCAGAATCTAAAGCATTGTAAGCGGATGTCGATGATTGCAAGGTAGGAACAGGAATTGGGCCTGCTGTTGCTCCAATCTGGGCCGAGATGAAAGCGGTGACGTTAGACCCGTGAGATTCAACGATGGATCTTAACTCCTCGATTAGACTATGCATTTCTTTCATTCTTTTATCGTACTCAGAGTATTTCACATAGCCGGTTGGTGGACTATCTGATAGCGGACTTCGTCCGTCAGTTTTGTCTTCCCTTCCTAGGATTATCTTCGGAGCATCAATCTGGATGGTTGCGTCCTCGTGAATAATAAACGAAGCATAGTCATCGCCTTCCTTGATTATCTTAATTGAACCCAATATATTGTTTTCATTATCACTTCTAGCAATAATTCTAATATTGTCTGATTTTGCGATTATATATGCCTCTTCCTCTGGATCTTTAGACTCTGGTGAATTATCCGTTTTATCTGGATTCTGTGCCTCGAAATTTTTATCACCATTTGTCTTCATGGAGACATAAACTCTACTCGCATCTCGCTTAAAGTCTACATCTCCTTCTCTGATATTTGGTGTTTTGTTAGAAAATCTAGGATTCTTATTTGTTTCTTTTTCTCCCCTAGAATTTGTCTCAACTAGCGGAGAAGTTTCCTCGGGTGAAGTTTCAGATTCACCAAATCTACCACGACCAACAACTACATCAATTGTTCCAGATTTTCCAGATATATCCTCGCTAACCTTCCCGTCTGGTAAACCTGTATCTTGATTAAATTGACCTATTGGACCAGTTCTATCTTCACCCAACCATATCATAGAATTATTGGATCCCTGAATAACGGTATCTCCGGGTCTTTTTGTGAATCTTGGAACGGCCTCTCTAGTAAGAATGCTATTTCCCGATGAATTATCCCTTATTTTCTTGAAGTCATCGTACTCCCTTAGACTAAATCCATCCTTTTTTCCAGTTCCGTTTGGAAAACTAATTCTATTTTGATCATCGTATAGGACTAGACCCTCACCCGTGCTAGAAGAATTGTCAGAATTAGTAACCAATCCTGATTCTTCGGCGGTGGATGGAGATTTTTTTCTTCCAAAAAGACGTCTATCGGAGTGGGTAAAATTAATATCGTCAACGAATCCAACATCTGAGACTCTGCACATCCAATAAGAATATTCACTTTGACCATCGGGATCTGGATCGATTAGCCACACATGCTCTCCCGGATTAACAGGCAAAGACAGGTGCGGAGGAAAAAATGGGAATACTAATTCTGGTCGAGGATCCCTTCTGTCCTCTGAATTGGTTATTCTTCTAGCTAGAATCGTATTTCTTGGAATGATATCGAGAGTCGTGGGATTCTTAACTCTATCAAAAATAGACACGATCTGATCATCGCTTAGGGCTTCAGGTAATGATATTACGTCCTCGACGACGGCCCTTGAAAAAATAGACGTATTAAAAGGAACTCTGGCATCATGTAACTCATCTGAGATATCATTATAATCAGAATGCATGTGTCTTATTGCATTCTTGCCCCTCGATAGCTTTCCGCCCCTTGACATGAGTTATTCTGTTCCTATCTGATTATAAACGTCATCCTCGCTGATTGACTCTGCGGACTGGTTTGTTGATTTTTCGATCATCTCGGCCAATTTCAATATCTGATCGTTCGATCTTGACATTCTCTCCAGGTACTTAGCCATAGTAGGACCATAAATTCCATGAGATTGAGGATTTCCTTTTACCGACTTTAGAAGATCCGTCCACAGGATCATCGCGTGATCCCTGTCCTTTACAGCATTGGCGTAAATCTCAATCCAAAGTGACTTAAGTTTGTGATCTATGTTATCTAAATTTTCCAATAGATCACCAAACTTTTCTAAGGACGCCTCAATCTTTCCTATCTTTTCTATTCTCTTAATATTACTCTTAGAATAATCTGAACTCATCTGAACCTCTTAGCGTTCTGTATATCTTCTTGATATTAGACATCGCAACAGTCAGCTGTTTTGGAGTTAATCCCGACATCTCTCTAATGTACAAGAAGACTGCTCTCTTATTAAGTAGTTCAAGATCATCTATATTTTCAAAAATCTTTATCACCGAATTGATACAAATTATCTCGTTCTCATTCGTTAGTCTCGACTTTATCTCTATTAGATTTTTCATTATTAGATCCCTAAACTCCCTGTCGATCATAATATCGTCAGGAGACGGTACAACATTGTGAGATTCTAATACCTCAGAATCTCTAGCTGAAAAATCATTAATATCAGATAGACTTATATTTCTCTTAGTATTGGTAGCTCGTTGCTTTGATTTTATGATGAGCCAATTTTTAGCGACAATATTAAAATACGAGAAAGCTTTAGAACCCTTTGATTCATCAAACTTGTGTATTGTCTCATACAAAAATTCTACGCAATCGTTCTTTAAAACCTCATATGAATCAGGACCTTTAGAAAACTCGTATACGAAAATTAAGTTTTCAGTTAGCTTGCTAAAAGCCGGCATAATCTCTTCTACATACAGTTTTTCCCTTGCCTTTGGATCATCCTCAGATTGAAATTCAACAAT